GAAAAAAGAATAGAGAGAGATAGTGAGATTGAGTCTTCTTGGTATAGAGGTAGATCTCCCGCCAAATGTGTTTTTTCTAATGTTGATAATCAAAAAAAGTTTAGTAATATAGCACATAAAAGCGAAAAGTATTTTAATGCTAGACAAAGAGCAATAGAAAAATTCAAAGAAACAAGAAAGATCAAGAAATGGAAAGGTCCTAAAACAGTACATTCAGAGGAAGGTTTACGAAAGATACGAGAAACATCGTTGTCATATCCAAATAAAGGATACTGCGATGATTGTAAAAAATACTTTAATAATTTAGCGACACACTATGGCAAATCAAAAATTCATCGTAACAAAAATAAATGAGGTTTATGTTCATATTGATACTGAACCAAGTATCAATATGGAATTATGGCAATTCTTTAGTTTTCAGGCACCCAATTATCAATTTAATCCTCTTTACAAAAAAAGAATGTGGGACGGTTATGTTAGACTCTATAATAAAAAGAACTCCTATCTATATGGAGGACTTATATTCTACCTTCGTCAGTTCTGTAAAGAAAGAAATATTAGACTTGAAGTTGATTCATCTGTACAAGACTTTAATTCATTTACAGAAAAAGAAGCAAAAGAATTTGCTGATACATTAAAGCTTACCTCAAGAGGAAAGTCAATAGAACCCAGAGATTACCAAATTACTGGCTTTACGAAATCTGTAAAGTTTCGTAAGGTTCTTTTACTTTCTCCTACTGCCTCTGGTAAGTCATTAATCATATATCTTCTCACCAGATACCTATTAAACAATGAATGTAAAAGAGGGCTTTTGATTGTTCCAACTATCTCACTTGTTGAACAAATGTACGGTGACTTCAAAGATTACTCGACCGCCAATGGTTGGAACGTAGATACCAACGTTCAAAAAATATATCAAGGTCAGGACAAATTCATCTCAAAGTCCATGACTATTTCAACTTGGCAAAGCATACACGAATTTCCAAAAAAGTTCTTTGAGCAATTTGATTTTGTAATTGGTGATGAAGCTCATGGATTTAAAGCCAAATCACTCACATCCATCATGACCAAATTAACCAATGCCAAATATCGCATTGGAACAACTGGTACGATTGACGATACCATCGTAAATAAACTTACTCTTGAGGGTCATTTTGGTCCAGCAGTCAAAGTCATCACAACCAAAGAACTCATAGACAAGAAACAATTATCAGATCTTGAAATCAAATGCTTAATTCTAAAATATCCACCAGATATATGTAAAGCAGTTGAAGTCATGGACTTTCAACAAGAAATGGATTTCATCGTTAGGAACGAAGCACGTAACAATTTTGTGACAAATTTATCTCTGGATCTACACGGAAACACTCTGATTTTGTTTCAATTTGTTGAAAAGCATGGAAAAATTCTGTATAATAAGATACTTGAGAAGACAAAAAATCAACCAGAAAGGAAGATATTTTTTGTCTGTGGAGAAACTGAAGCTGCTGATCGTGAGGCAGTAAGACATATCACAGAAGAACAAAATGATGCTATCATTGTTGCCTCCTACGGTGTGTTTTCGACTGGTGTGAATATAAGACGCCTACATAATATTATATTCGCCTCACCTAGCAAGTCTAAAATTAGAAATCTCCAATCAATAGGTCGTGGTCTTCGTTTGGGAGACGACAAGGATTCAGCAACTCTATATGATATTTCTGATGATCTTCGTATTGGTAAGTATGTTAATTACACAATGAATCATTACGCAGAGCGTGTCAGAATTTATCATTCAGAGAAATTTAAAATTTCTACCTATAAGGTATCATTAAATGGATAATCAGGTTAAATTGTACAGGCTAACAAACGGTGAAAATATCGTTGCGGAATCAGTTGAAGAAACTACCCGTGTGACTTTTATCAATCCGATGAAATTGATAATTGATGCTGACTTAGAATATGGTACTCAGACAATCTACATGCACAACTGGATTCCTCAAGGTGTTGCTCTCAGCAACACCTGTACTATAGAAATAGAACATGTTCTTTATTCATCTCTTATTGAGGAAGACATTAAGGAATATTATCAGGGAGTGGTATTTGATCTGATCGAAGATCGTGCACCTTTGAAGAAAAAGGAAGAGTCTAAGACTGAATATATGGACTCTGAAAAGAAAGTTATATCTTTTGATACTAAAAATAAGAGTAATAAGGATAAGAGTAATTAAACCATCACTTGACAGACTACACTGTCTATTATACACATGAAACATTAAAGGGTCAAATTATTATGGCAGAAACTAAGAAAAAAAATCACTATGTAAACAACAATGATCTATTAAAGACAATTGAGGATTATAGAAAGGCTTGTCGAAAGGCAAAGCGTGAAGGAACACCAAAACCAAAGATTCCAGACTATATCGGCAAGTGTTTAATGTTAATTGCTGAAAACCTATCTCACAAACCTAATTTCATTTCCTATTCGTTCAGAGATGAAATGATTGCCGACGCCATTGAAAATTGCGTCATGTACTTCGATAACTTTGATCCAAAGAAGTCAAAGAATCCATTTGCTTATTTTACACAGATCATATATTTTGCTTTCATTCGTCGCATTCATAAAGAAAAGAAGCAATTGTATGTAAAGTATAAATCCACAGAACAAATTGGTATTTTGGATGAATACGAACAATTTGAGACTGAGGAAGGTGGTGTTCAGCGTCAATATGAGCAGTATGATAATATTTCAGAGTTTATCGACAATTTCGAGAAGGCTAAATTAAAGAAGAAGAAGAAAGTAAAAAAGTCACTTGAATTGTTAATGGATGATGATGCTTTAGAATAACTTGATTATCGGGGCTTAATGATATATAATACCCAATAGGTAATTGTCTAAGGACTTTAAATGAAAATAGCTTTGATCACCGATACTCATTTCGGCGCTAGAGGAGATCATCCAGCTTTTAATGAATTCTTCTTTAAGTTTTGGGAAAACATCTTTTTCCCGTATATTATTGATAATAATATTACAACTGTTGTTCATTTGGGAGACATGGTTGATCGTCGCAAATACATTAATTTTACGACACTCCACTCATTAAGAAAACGATTCATCAACAGACTGGAAGAATTGGACATTGATTTTCATGTAATAGTTGGAAATCATGATGTGCCATATCGTAATACTAATGAGGTTAATGCGATGGAGGAATTATTCTCTACTCGTAATATGACCATATATTCTTATCCAGAAACAGCCACTTTTGACAAGACTCAAATTGCTATCATTCCTTGGATTAATCATACCAACATGAATGATACTATTGAGTTTATTAAAAAGACTCCAGCCAAGATTTGTTTTGGGCATTTTGAAATTTCTGGTTTTGAAATGGATCGTGGTAATGTATGTCATGATGGTCTTAGCCGAGAGTTCTTTGATAAATTTGAGACAGTTTACTCAGGACACTTCCATCACCGCTCAAGTGATGGACATATTACATACTTGGGTAACACTTACGAAATGACTTGGGCTGATTATAATGATACCCGTGGATTTCATGTTTTTGATACAGACACTCTTGAATTGGAATTCATTGAGAATCCTTACAAGATGTTCTACAAAATAGTCTATGATGATAAGTTAGAAACTCTTGAATCTATCGAACAAAAAGACTATGATATGTACAAGAACTCATATGTAAAGGTAATTGTCGCTAATAAAACAAATCCAATTCTATATGATCTGTTTTTGGATAACATGTACAAAGCTTCAACCATTGATATGTCTATCGTTGAAGACTTTACAGACTATTCTGAAATTTCAGATGAAGATATAGTAGATCAGTCTGACGATACGATTACTATCTTGGAAAAATATATTGATGCTCTTGAACTTAGTATAGAAGCTGATAAGCTAAAGACTATCATGCGTGAAATTTACAAAGAAGCACAGAATCTAGAATCATGATAAACTTTAAGACTGTAAAGTGGCGTAATTTTTTAAGTACGGGAAACGTATTTACTGAAATTAAACTAGACAAATCTCCAGACACTCTTATCGTTGGTACGAACGGTGCGGGTAAGTCTACTCTATTGGATGCCTTGTGTTTTGGATTGTTTGGTAAGCCTTTTCGTAATATCAACAAACCAACTCTTGTTAATTCTATTAATGAAAAGGATTGTTTGGTTGAGGTAGAATTTCGAGTAAACAACAAGAATTACAAAGTAGTCCGTGGAATTAAACCAGCAAAATTTGAAATTTTTTGTGATGGAATTTTAATTAATCAGGCCGCCGCGCGCAAGGATTATCAAGAAGTTATTGAGGAACAAATTCTTAAGTATAACTACAAGGCATTTACGCAAATCGTTATACTAGGATCTTCTTCTTTTGTTCCTTTCATGCAGTTGACGGCAAATGATCGTCGCACCATTATTGATGACCTATTAGATATTGATGTCTTTTCTTCAATGAATGTCATTGTGAAGGATCGTCTGACGACCATCAAGACCAGAAGCTCAGATATCAAGAATCAGATTGATAGTGTTCTATCTAAGATAGAACTTCAAAAGAAGTTCATTGAGGATGCCAAAAAGAACAATAAAGACCAAATTGAAAAGAAACAAGAAGAATACGATGATCAATGCGCTCAGATAGAGAAGCTTACTTCCGATGTTAAGCTTATTCAGCGTCATATAGATTCTCTTTTGAAAAATGTGAATGATGAATCTACTTATAAAGATAAGCAAAAGAAGCTAAATCAGCTTGAAGCTAAGATTGAACAGAATCTGACTAAGGCGCGTAAAGATATTGACTTCTACACAAAGAATAGTACATGCCCAACTTGCGATCAGACTATCAATAACAAAAATGAAAAAATCACTCAATGTAATCATAAGATTGATGAACTGTCTGGTGGCTTAGAAAAACTTCAAGAAGAGTATAATAAAGTCAGTGGGAAACTAATAAGTATTAACGAAATTCATAAGAAAATTGCGGCACATAATAGTGAAATCACAAGAATCAATGCCTCTATTGCGCAGCTCCAGAAGTACACCAAAAAGCTTGCTAAGGAAATTGATGAATTAAAGAACAAAAAAGTTCTAAGTGACGATATGATGAATGTTTCTAAAGAGCTGGTCATCTCTTTAGAGAAGCTTAATGAAGAACGTAAGCAGCTTTCTGAGGAAAAGAGTTATATTGATGTTGCTTCATCTCTTCTGAAAGATTCTGGAATTAAAGCTAAGATCATTAAGCAATATTTACCTATCATCAACAAATTGGTGAATAAGTACCTAGCATCTATGGATTTCTTTGTGAACTTTGAAATTGATGAAGAGTTCAAGGAGACAATTAAATCTCGCTTTAGAGATGTATTCAGCTATGAAAACTTTTCAGAGGGTGAAAAGATGCGTATTGACTTAGCATTGCTTTTTACTTGGAGAGCAATAGCAAAGATGAAAAATAGCATGAATACAAATCTTTTGATTCTTGATGAAGTATTTGATAGTTCTTTAGATCATAGTGGAACAGAAGAATTCATGAAGTTGATTCATTCTCTGAATGATACTAATGTGTTTGTCATATCACATAAGGGTGATATTTTAATGGATAAGTTCAGAAGTGTGATTCGCTTTGACAAGGTAAAGAACTTTTCAAGGATCGTATAATGTCCCTTTTTCAAGGCATCTATAGAGTAGCAGTAACTGGTGGAAGAAATTACAACAATCCTGCTCTTGTTTGGAAAACATTGGATCAGATTTTGGATGAAAATCCACAGATTGTTTTAGTTGTTGGTGATTGTCCTACTGGGGCAGATCTTCACGCAAGAGAATGGGCAGAATCCAGATGTATTACGTTTCCTCATGAACCACATGGATTTCCAGCTAATTGGAAAAAACATGGAAAATCTGCTGGACCAAAGAGAAACAAAGATATGGTAGATTTTGGATTTGATCTTTTATTCGCATTTCCAGGTGGTGCTGGTACGGCTAATATGATCAAACTAACAAGATATAAAGGTATTAAAGTTATTGAGGTGTAATATGAGTGAAAAGAAAATTAAATTTG